ATGAAGACTTTAATAAAAAATATGGTGAGGGTACTAAATATGACCTTGACTATGGTAAACTATTAATAATAGCATTATGTATTTATATAGCATTGGAGGTATAACATGACTAAAAAAACAAAAGAAATAAATAAGATATTAAATTTAACAGAGCAACAAGCTAAACAAATACTAGAAATGCTTGAAAGTTTACGTAATATTAATGCTCAAACAGATGATAAATGTCCTATAGATTATGACATGGTATGTAAGTTAGATGGTATGGAACATCAGCTTGCTAACATAGTAGGTGCTACAGTTGAGTGTAAGCATGGACACTATAGTAGATGGGAGGGTAGCTATGCCTATATATAATAAGGAAGGAGAGATAGATGATTGGTGTTGGTATGATATATTTTGGGATGTTGAGAAGAAAAGATTCTTTCCACCTAGATGGTGGGTAAGACATCTAGCATCACAGTCTGAAGATTGGGAATTACCTTGGTTTATTCAGAGTAAAATATATTGGTTCAATGATTACTTAGATTGGCTCAAAGAACCTAGAGGAGTAACTTCACATGTAGATAAGTTTAAAAAGAAATATATAATGAAAAGTTTATATGACACAGATTATTGGGATGCTTTTGGTGGGGGAGATTGTCATAGTGTGGAAGAACAGTATGATGAGTTTGATTCATTGGATGATATACTAAAAAGTCTAAAGAGAAATATAAGATATGAAAATGAAATGAAACCTAAGTTAGATACAGTAGAAGAATACTGTCAGCAGTTTGGGTTTGAAGTCTATGAAAAATTATATTAGACTTGACTTCTATCTCAATATCTTATACAACACAGGTTAACAACTTGTGAAGCTAATTAATAACAACCAAAAAGGAGAATACATATGCCATTAGATATAGTACAAGACAAATTAATCACGTTAGATGATAACCTAAACTTCAAGGTAGCATACGAGCCTACTAAGATGCGAGATCATAAGTATGTAGTCAGAGAGGATACAGGGGAATACATGGGTATCGTAGGTAGTGGCTTCAAGTGTGCATCACACCCTGCATTTTTTGATGCTATAGAAGATGTTATACAAGACAATCGTGAGTTCAAAGATTTGCATGGTGCAGAAGTTAAACTAAGAAGTGCTAGGAACAATGCATGGTCATTAGTGGACATCACATTACCTAACGTATCACATACTATAACGACTGCTAAACATGAAACAATAATCAATGAGAGAATCATAGGCTTACATGCAATAGATGGATCATGCTCTAACCAAGTCCATGTTGGTGCTATAGATAGATACTGTACTAATGGTCAAATATCAGGAGAGTATGATACAGTACGTAAGAAAAATACATCAGGGTTTAGCCTAGAAACATTTATATGGGAACTAAAGAACTCTAAGAGTACCTTTGATGCTAGGCAGAAATACCTACAGTCAATGGCTGATACACCTCTTAATGTAGATGGTAAGATGTTACTTGAGCAGATAATCAAGTCAGAAAAGTTAGCTAAGAAGATGTATGAGTTAACTTGTGTAGAGATATCTAAGAGAGGTAAGAATGTGTTTGCTCTTTATTCTGCTTTCACTAACTATGCTTCTTATGCAGATGAGAGAAATGGATTTACTCTACGAAACACAGGCAAGGATACTGTTGCACAATCTATGTGGGCAAGAGAACAGAAGGTATCACAATGGGTGTCATCTCCTGAATTTAAATCCTTGATGGCAGCCTAATATGAAATTGTCAAACTTAATAGATAAGTATTATTTATCCTTTGATTTCAAGAACTTACGTCAAGAAACTAAGGTACAATATCAATACTTTTTAAATGTCTTAGCTGATACAAAAATTGATGATGCACAAATTTTAGGCAGTATCAAGATTTCTGATATCACTACTAGGATGGCAAAGATATCATATGAGATGTGGTGTGAGAGAGGTATCCATCTTGCTAATCATGTGATGTCAGTATCTAGGGTTGTCTATAATTTTGCTATACATATGGAACACTACACATTAAATCCATTCACGAGCATAAAAAGAAAAACACCTATAGCAAGAAAGGTTGTATGGACTAAAGAAAATGTACATACTTTTCTTGACTTTGCTTATCAGGACTTTCACACAAGAAACATAGGTCTTATAGCACAGATGGCATATGAATGGTGTCAAAGATTAGGTGATATGCGAATGATAAGATGGGTAGACTTAAACTTAGATAAGTCAACTATGAATATAGAACAGTCTAAACGTAGAGCAGAAGTATTCTTACCTATATCAGAAGATTTATGTGAGATGCTTACTCAACAGAAGCAAGACTATGGCTTTCAGGAGTATGTTGCACCCTGTACGAAGCCTTCTAAGGGGGTCTACAGCCCTTATTCAAAGCATAGACTACCTAAACTAGCTAGAGACATAATGGATAATGCAGGTCTACCTAAAGAGTTACGTCTTTCTGATCTTAGACGTACAGGTACAACAGAAATGGTAGATGCAGGTGTTTCTATGGGTAATATAATGGCAGTCACAGGGCATACCAACCCACAGAGTGTCAAGCCCTATATGAAGAATACCCTAGCTAGTGCAAACTTAGCACTTAATTTAAGAAAAAATTTGACAGATGTTTAATCTCGTGCTAAAAGGCATTGTCATTGCCACACGGTACATGTATAAGGAGCTATAATGATAAATATAAATCAATATGTAATAGACTTAAATGTTAGTAATGCTAATTCAGTAAGAACTAACTGCCCACTATGTAAAGGGTATAAAACATTTACTGTTACAAACAACATGGGTGTACTGTTATGGAATTGTTATAAGGTTACTTGTGATGTAGGTGGTCGTAGTAAAGTAAGACTAACTGTAAATGATATTAAAAATCAAAACTTAGCCCAAGAAGATGACACACCATTTGCATTACCTGAATATATTGTGCCACACAGAGATAGATGGGAGACACTTACCTTTTGTACAAAGTGGGGTATAGATGCAGACAAAGTTAATATGTACTATGATGTAAAAGAAAAACGTGTTGTCTTTCCTGTTGAGCATAATGGTACTATCCTAGATGCCGTTGGCAGGTCAATAACATCACGACTACCTAAATGGAAACGATATGGTAAAAACAACTTGCCATACACTTTTGGTTGTGGTAGTGTCGCAGTAGTTGTTGAGGATTGTGTAAGTGCTTCAGTAATAGGTAGTGAGGTATATGTTGGGGTAGCAGTGTTAGGTACATCATTGTCTGAAGCTCATAAGCAATATCTTACACGATTCTCAACAGCCATAATAGCATTAGACCCTGATGCACTACCCAAGACACTATCTTTTGCTAAAGAATTAAGAGGGTACGTAAAAGATGTAAGAGTGTTACGACTAACAGATGATTTGAAATATAAGAATGAGGATGATATAAATAATTTAGTAACTATAACCCCAAAGGAGATAACAACATGGAACTAGCACTACTTAGAAGTTTAATGAATAAAGAATTTTATCAAGAGCATAGAGGAGCTAAATGTCCTGATAGACTATTCAGCAAAGATGCTCGTAAGATAAAGCAAGCTATAGATAATGCTATGGATAGGTATGAGAGATCACTTACACCTGATGAGATTGAAGCATTATTTATGTCTAATAATCCTATACTAACTACTGCACAGAAACAGGCATACTCTTCCTTATTTGCTCAAGTAAAGAAAGAGACACCTCTAGGTGGTGATGTAGCACAAGAAGTGTTGTCAAAACTATTTCAACAGGTAGTAGGAGAAGATGTTGCTAACTTAGGCTTTGAGTATGTTAATGGCACACAGACAAGCCTTGAGCCTTTGAGACGTTTAATTGAGCAACATAATGATGACTTCACACCTGACTTGAATGTAGAGTGGGATGATATATCTATAGAGACACTACTAGCTAAGAATGACCTAGAAGCTAGATGGCATTTCAATATACCTTGCTTAACTAGACAGATTAGTGGAGTTAATGCAGGGCACTTGATTGAGATTGGTGCAAGACCTAACACAGGTAAGACATCTTTTCATGCTAGTATGATTGCAGGACCTCAAGGTTTGGCACATCAGGGTGCTAACTGTATTATATTATGTAACGAAGAAGGTTATCACAGAGTTGGTGCTAGGTATCTTACTGCTTGTACAGGCATGACTATGCAAGAGATTAAGGCAAACCCTAGTAAGGCTAGAGATGCCTATGCACCTATCAGAGATAAAATAAAAATAAAAGATGCTTCTGATCGTGACATGTTATGGGTAGAGAGTGTGTGTAAAACGTATAAACCTGATGTCCTTGTACTTGATATGGGAGATAAGTTCTCTAGGTCAGGTGGGTTTTCAAGACCTGATGAAGCATTGAAAGCTAATGCTATACATGCTCGTATGATTGCCAAGCAACATGAATGTGCAGTATTTTATATGTCTCAGCTTAGTGCAGATGCTGAAGGTAAAGTTTTACTTAATCAAAGTATGATGGAAGGTAGTCGTACAGGAAAAGCAGCTGAAGCTGACTTAATGATACTGATTGCTAAGAATCCACCTAAGCAAGAGACTAATAACACTGATGATTCAGAAGACTTGCAAAGACATCTTAATGTTGTTAAGAATAAATTAACAGGGTGGCATGGTTCTAGAATCTGCACACTTAATTATAAGATAGGGAGGTATGAGGTATGACAAAACATTTAACTTGTATTAAATGTGATATAGAACAACCTGTGACACAGTTTATTGCAATGAAATCAGGTGAGATAAAAAGAACCTGTAAGTCATGTAAGAATGGTCATAAGGCTATTATTAAAAAATTAAGGAGTGAGAATGAGTATCCTAATGAAGATTATAGTTGCCCTATATGCGAGAGAGACATAGAAGAGATATCTAAATATGGTCAGATGAGGATGAAGAGTTGGGTACTAGATCATTGCCATGAAACCAATACTTTTAGAGGTTGGATATGCCATCACTGTAATACAGGACTTGGAGCATTTGCTGATGAAACAAAAAGGTTGGCTAACTCTACAAGATATTTAGATGAACACAGAGCAAAAATAGAAAAGACAGAAGCTATGTATACAGAAAAAGATTTGCCTGATTTAAGGCAAGAGTTGCATGAAGAAGAGATTAATGCTAAAGAGTGTGATATAAGAAACGACCATAAGCTACAATATTCTAATTCTTCACAGAGAGAAGTACATAGAATTAAAAAGTTAATAAAATTAATTGAAGCAGGTCTTGATGTAGAAGACTATGAAAGTGGTACAGTCCTAGTTAATGGTACATTTGTCATAACATTACTAAATGATAATTGGAGAAACTTGTATAAAAACAAATGGTATAGACACAAAGCTGATGTACAACATTTTATAGATAACTACGTATTAAAGGAGTATAAAAAATGAAACTAACACTTGATGTAGAAAACACAGTAACAAAACGAGATGGTAAGATGCACCTTGATCCGTTTGAACCTACCAATAGACTTGTTATGGTTGGATGTCTTACAGATACAGGAAGAGAATACTTATACAGAGACAACTTTGATGGTGTGCAAGCACTATTAGATGAAGCTACTATACTGATAGGACATAATATAGCATATGATTTAATGTGGCTATGGGAGTGTGGATTTAAGTACGATGGTGTAGTATTTGATACTATGTTAGCTGAATACATTGTTCAGAGAGGAGTAAAACAACCTCTGTCACTAGAAGCCTGTGCAATACGTTATGACTTAGACACAAAGAAACAAGACACATTAAAAGAATACTTTAAGAAAGACATGGGAGTAGACGAGATACCACCTGAAGAATTGTCTGAATACTTGTCAGCAGACTTACATGCGACACAGCAACTATCTGATTGCTTATATAAGAAACTTAATACATCAGATTATGCAGGTTTAATGGATTCTGTAATATTAACTAATCAAGTATCTGTAGTACTAGCTAGGATATATCAACGAGGTTTCTCTGTAGATATAAATAAACTAGAAGAAGTTCGTGTAGAATTTGAGAAGGAGAAACAAGAAACTGAGAAGAGATTGCAACTACAGGTTATAGAATTAATGGGAGATACATCTATTAATTTAAATAGTCCTGAACAAATGTCATGGGTAATATATTCACGTAAGCCTAAAGAAAAGACTACATGGTTAAATAACTTCACACCGTATATGGGCAAGACAGATTTAAATAAGAAGATTGCTCTAAACTCTGATATAGTCTACAGGACTACAGCAGTTAGATGTGTTGCATGTTATGGTACAGGAGAGATGAGAAAGATTAAGAAAGATGGATCACCCTACTTAAAACAACCTAAGTGTGAGGATTGTAAGGGTAGTGGTTATTATTTTAAACCATCTAATAAGGTTGCAGGGTTTAAATTCAATCCACCTACAGCCAAATGGATTACTGCTAATGGTTTTAGTGTTAATAAAAATATGTTAGGTATATTACAAAAAGCAGCTAAAAACAGTAACAAACTAGAAGCATCACAATTTCTAACTGATCTACAAAGAGTATCAGCATTAGACACATACTTATCTTCTTTTGTAGATGGTATTAGTACTTACGTTAAACCAGATAATAAGCTACACGTAAGGCTTTTACAACACAGAACATCTACAGGAAGATTTAGTGGAGCAGAACCTAACATGCAGAATATGCCTAGAGGTGGTACATTTCCTGTTAAGAAGGTTTTTATTTCACGTTTTGATGGTGGCAAGATACTTGAAGCTGATTTTGCACAGCTAGAGTTCCGTGCCGCAGCTTATTTATCACAAGATGAGGTTGCTATTGAGGAAGTATCTACAGGTTTTGACGTACATGCTTATACGTCTAAGGTTATTAGTGATGCTGGTCAGCCTACAACTAGGCAAGAAGCTAAAGCACATACGTTTGCACCGTTGTATGGTGCAACAGGATATGGAAGAAGCAAGGCAGAAGCAGAATACTATGAACACTTCACAGAGAAGTACAAAGGAATCAAAGCTTGGCACTCCAGATTGGCTACAGAAGCTTTAGAGAAAGGTATGATAACTACACCATCAGGGAGACAGTTTTCTTTTCCTGATGTACAACGAAGAAGAAATGGTACAGTTAGTTTCTTCACACAAATAAAGAATTATCCTGTGCAATCATTTGCTACTGCTGATATAGTTCCTATCATATTAATACATATGGAAAACTTATTGGGTAGTTGTAAATCTTGTATAGTAAATTCAGTACACGACTCTGTTGTGATTGATGTACACCCTGAAGAAATACAACACGTACTGTACCTTATTAAACAAGTTAATACTAACTTAAAAAGTATTGTAGAAAATCAGTTTAATATTAAATTCAATGTACCCTTATTATTAGAAGCAAAAATAGGGGATAATTGGCTTGACACTAAAGATGTGGCATGATATAACTACGGAACTTACAAATAGAAAGGAAATATAATGACAGATATAATGACTATAGACACGAATAATTATGCAGCAATGGCTAAAGCAATGGGCATTGCAGGAGAAGGTGGTAATACACCTAAAAAGAGTAATAACCTTAATAGACTGAGGATATGGCACTCTCCATTGATGGGTTATGAAGAAGTCAATGGTAAAAATAAAAAGACTGAGATAATAGAGGGTGGATCATATCGTTTAGAAGTTATAGATGGCGATACATCTACATTTTATTATGCTAATGAGATGTCAGTTAGACCTTTTATGCAGAGATTTATGTATAGAAGATACGTTGCTAACACTAATGCCAAGCAGGGAGAACCAAAAGGCACTTATCAAAGAACTATTATGGCAGATAATCTTAATATGGATTTAAAGGATAATACAGGTAAGTTTAATTGTGGCAAACCTACAGGTTATGTAAAAGACTTCAAGGCATTACCATCTGATATGCAAGACTTAATAAGGCAGATCAAACGAGTAAGAGTTGTTTTTGGTACTGTTAAGTTAATAGGTGCTAAGGATTTAAATGGAGACGATGTATCATTAGAAGAGTTTCCTTTTATATGGGAAATAGATAATAAAGATGCTTATAAAACAGTAGGGGATCAGTTTGTTGAGTTTACAAAAAAGCAGAGACTACCACTACAGCATAATATTTATTTTGAACAGACAGAGGAAAATCCACTACCTAATGGAAGTTCTTTTTATACTCCTGTTGCTAAGATAGATATGACTAAATCTTTAGATATCACTAACGAAGATCAAAAGACATTCTCTAACTTTATAGATTGGGTTAAAAACTTTAATGACTACATCTATAAAGATTGGGATGAAAAGGCTTATGCTAATCAAAAAGTGTCATCTGATGAGGATATTGAAACTGTTGAACAATTCATTGATGTTGAATTAGATCAGGGAGTAGCCTAATGAATCACCCTGCTGAACTGAAAGTGCATCAATATATGTCTGATGCAGTCAACGGTAAATCTACTATGTCTGAAGAAGTAATTGAACAAGTAGGTAATGATGTAAAAGAAGCACTTAGAAAACAGTTTGGTGGGGGTAATAAACGTGGAGACTTTAGACTACGTATGTCCAACTTGGGCAGACCCACTTGCCAACTGTGGTTTGAAAAGAACAAGCCTGAAAAAGCTTCAGCTAAACCTAATAGCTTTATGATGAATATGATGTTAGGCGATATAGTTGAAGCTGTCTTCAAGGGTTTATTAAGGGGTGCAGGAGTTAAGTATGAAGAGCCTGAACACGTAACACTAGAAGTTGGTGATACAAAGATATCAGGAACTTATGACTTAGTTATAGATGGTGCAGTTGATGATGTGAAGTCAGCTTCAGGTTGGTCGTATGATAATAAGTTCATTGACTTTTACACTGTTAAAATGGGTGATCCCTTTGGATACGTAGCCCAATTAATAGGTTATGCAAAAGCTGCTAAAAAGAAAGTAGGTGGTTGGTGGGTAATTAAC